CAAGCTTCCAAACGGGCATATTCATCCTTAATAATGTCAATAAATTCCATAGGACAAGAAAATCCTGGATATTCATTTGGATTAAGAGCAATCATATATTGACTCTTTGGCCCGGTCAAAGGATAACCTACGGCAGTCTTCGAAACCATGGCATCAATAAAACGCTTACCATCAATTCCAGAAACTGCTTCGATATCGTTAAGAACTCTCAACTCCTTTTGCCAAATAGGACGTTCAACAATAGAACGGAACGGCGAAATATAATCCCTACAAGCCCATTCAAGAGCTTTGCCTGGCATATCCAGACTAGGATTAGTAACATTCTGCAAATTGACATAAAAGGGTTTCCATGGATGGAATTTGGGAGGACCCCATAAATTTTCCTGTCCACAAATCTTGGCGACATCATTGGAAATAGGGGTATTAACCACATCAGAACGATTGGTCGATCGGCCCCTGCAACTTCCGTAAACACAAAGAACTCCATCAGTGGGAATATAATTTACACACGATTTGGAGTGAACTTTATCGGAAATAAGAACTTCAACACCACATTGAGTAGCGAGAAAATCTCCTTCAGAATGTGGTACAAAGGTTGAAATACCTTTGTTCAAGTAATCGACAGCATCAAAAATGTACTGTTTGATCACCGCACCACTTGCCCCTTTATAACCATTGCCTGCTAAATGCACTCCTGCAATAACAGACGGTTTAGTATCGGCAACAAGTGTAGCAATACAAAGACCATTAAAAGTCTTCTCAGGCAATGTATAAACATGGCCAGAATAAGTAATGCTACCCACCTTAATGTTAGCCTGGGGACTCATATAAGTGGAGTACTTAATAATATTACCTTCAGAAGTTCTGTAAATTAATGAAGCATTAGCTTTACTAATTGGTGCGTCGGGCAAAAATTTAGAAATATCCTTCCATGTTCCGCATCCAGAAACTCGAACAATACATAAGTCCGTGTTTGGTACAAAATAAGCAGATTGCTTAGAAAGAACTCCATGTCCACGCTTGTGAGCAACACTTTCATTAATTGAATAATCCATTCGGTTTGCATGATATACCTCAAAAGGAATCTGTTCATCATACCAAATATGTTGGGGAACAATGGCTAAATTTGACTTTACAAAAAGCATATTACATGTACCAACACCGTCTGGATGTTTTGGAAAGCGTGCATACGTAAGGTTAGACTCAACTACATTAACCAGCTGACTTGAATCACACTGAATATTTGCAGATTGAGGAACCTTTTGTACATACGCACCAATCCATGGATTTGCTTCAGCGTCGCGAAGTTGTACTTCAGCATCAGAGGGGCTCAACAAATTACCTTGTTCTTTCCAAAAGGAATAATATCTCTTAACGACTTTATAAGCAACTGCTAATGCAACAAAAGAAGCAAAAAAGTGGGCAGCTCTTCTATTCCTAACAATGGCAAAAACATCATTTACAATACTTTTGTATCTAGATGCCTTCTCCAATGTATTACGATATTTTATGTAAAATCGAATAGTGTAAAAATGGAATGCGGAAACAAGCCCAAATATATAAGTAAAATAACCGAAAAAGAAGGATACTATAGAGAAAAGAGTAGACAAATGACCTAATATTCTTATTGTATTCTCTCCATCCCAAATACCTCTAAATTGTAAGACATATACTACTTTTTGGCACCAAGCCAAGAAGTTGAGATTATCTAAAAAGGTAAAAATCCAATTCAAAAAGCTATGCTTTTTAATCCAATCAAAAGCAACTCTGGCATCATCCTCAGTAGGAATACCAAATTGTTCTTCTAATTTTGAATAAAACATATCTTCGACACTCTCAACGCAATCATCCAAATGAGAAACGCACTCCTGAACTGGAGGTTCACACTCACAATGTGCGGTGGGTAAGTGACAAGATTGGCACAAATGGATTTTATCGGCCAAATCTCTAGAAATTTCGATTATGTGTTTCTGATTAGCATAATGTTCACGTG